CAGAAAATTCTGGTGATTTTGACTTGGTAAAATTTGAAGTGGGCGGCACACGGTCGGGAGGTAATATGGAGTTCTATCCAACAGGTCAAGGCGGCGACCTTTTAGAGGATTCTGATTACGGATTCACCAAGTGGATGAATAGAAACCTTAGCAACGTAGCTACCTCTTCTCCTGAGCAGGTCATTATTGAGCTTGAATATCCTGAGAGCTTAGCAGCGGTATCTCAGCAATCTTATTGTTTCCCATACTGATGAAGACAATTTCATTCCCCCGTTATCGGGTTCTGCAAAACGTTGACAACAACTTAAAGTTGCCGAACGCAACGTGGAACACTTTTGATACCAGCACTTTTCAGTTGGTGTCAAACAATGCTGACTTCGTTGCTCAAGGTGTTGTGCCCGGAGACATCGTCTTCAACCCTGAGAATTCTTCTTCTTGGGCAGAAGTCGTAACTGTAGATAGCCCAACTGAGCTTACCCTAAATGGCGCCTTTTCTACCACCATTGTCGGGGGTACCACTAAGCTAAAGCGGTTTAGTATTGTTGCTGCTACCGTCGCTTTTGAGGTCGAGACTTCAGACTTAGCTACCGCAAAAGAATGGTGGTCTACGTACAAGGTTGGCGACAGGATTCAGTCTCAAGGCCCAAATGTTAGGACTTATGCAAATCAGGCCGTAGGCACCATCTTGGATGTTTCTATCGACCTTGACGCTCCGTTTCCACACGCGACCCTGACGGTAGACAAGCCTATGCAGACAAGCAATGAGATATGGGTGTATAAGCAGGATGAGGTTACCACTATTCCGGTAAACGAAATCAGTGGTATTGAGTTCTACCGATATCATGAATCTGGAGATGAGGGAGAGTTTAACGCATACATCTATATGGGTAACAGCTACTACTATGACGTGTACTCTACGGTTGAATCAACCACCAACGGCGATGACGTCCTTGCACTTCAGCCTAAGTTTGAGGCGTCCATTATGAATGCCATTGCGGAGACGCTCCGCTCTCCGTGGCCTGATTCTAATGTCATGGTTGAGGACTCGTATGGCTGGGAAATCGACTATGGTGATTGACGCGCATCGCTTACTACCAGAAAAGAGCCACCTTCGGGTGGCTTTTTTTTTGGACCTTCGGGTCATGAAGCGTTGGCTCCTACTACTCTACTTCCCCTTTTCTTCTTACGCACAATGTGACCTCGAGCTGTTAGAGTTTGACCCCGTCCTTGGGTATGTCACCGTGGCCTTCAACAGCACGGACAACTGCGGCGGTGTGGGTGGCCCCGATGGAATCTCAGAGATACAGTTTGGTTTTCAGGCTGTGGATGAGGACTGCAACGCCATGAATATCGGATGGGACTTCCCGTCGGGATTCAGTATAAACGACGATAGCAATCACCCCGGATGGATATACAGCTCTACCACTAACGAGTGGGCTGCCAACTGGACGAACCTCTACGATGAGAGCCTCGACCCTCCCTACTATACTGGCGATACCATCTCCTTTCCGCTGTTCAACCAATACCAATCTGACTGTGTGGACGGGCCGTATGCAGGGCAGATGGGGTGTGAACTGGAGGGGGTACTAAACTACTGGGCCGACGAGGGCTACAGTATCCAAGCTGTGATATGGCAGATTAGCTATGGCCCCACCATGTATGCTTCTGAAGGCGGGTGGGCTGAGGTCGGTGTCAACGGCGACGGAACGCCATACGGCACGGGCCTATATGAAGACCTGAACTTCTTAGACAATTGGATTGTCGTCGGCGACTGCGGCGCTCCGATACCTGAGGTGATTATAGATACGGTATATGTGCAGCTCCCGCCTGATACCATCATCCAATTCGTTGAGCTCCCTCCCGATACGGTGGTGCAATTCGTTGAGTTGCCTCCCGATACGGTGGTAGAGTTCGTGCAGCTCCCTCCCGATACGGTAGTGCAGTACGTTGAGCTTCCGCCCGATACGGTGATACAGTACGTTGAGTTCCCTGTCAACGTTTACGACACCACGTACATCACGATAACCGATACAATAATCTGGGAGGTCGACTGCGCTACGGGCGAGCCCTGCTTGGAAGTCATCGAGTGCCCCGTATATATCCCAAACGGTTTTACTCCTGACAACGATGGTGTCAACGACGCATGGCGTATATCTACTCCGCCCGACTGCTGGGACAACGTACGCGTCACCGTATACTCTCGCTGGGGCGATGTGGTTTGGAGCTCTGACCGGGCCGACGCCATTTGGAACGGAGGCTACGACAAGGCTTTCGTGGGTGACGATGTTTACGCGTATAGCTTTGTTGCCCGCAACGTGCACACCTACCGGTGGGTGGAGCGGGTCGGACACTTAGTGGTGCTGAGATAGTTATCTTTAGGGAATGATTGATTCAGTTCGTCAAACCGTAATGTCGATTCTTAACAAGAACAATTACGGTTACGTCTCCCCCTCCGACTTCAATCTCTTTGCTAAGCAGGCCCAGCTAGAGATTTTCGAGAACTACTTCACTGGTCTCAACCAAGCTATCAATGCTGAGAACGCGCGTATGTCTGGTACGGACTATGCCAATATGACCAAGGGTATCAACGAGGACATCGACATCTTCTCGGTCTCTAAGCCTTTGGACTTCAACTCTGCCAACCAGTTCTTTACCCCGAGCACCACTACCACCGGTGACGACTACTACCTGCTGAATAAGGTCTTGGTCAATGGAGCTGAGGCCGAGCCTGTTACGCACAGCCGCATCACTATGCTGGCCAACTCCAACCTGACGGCTCCCTCGGCGCAGTACCCTGCCTATACCATCGATAACCCCGCTGCCGGTCAGGTCGTGACGCTATATCCTACAGGCACTACGTACGCTCAAGGCGATGTTGTGGCTCAATACGTGCGGTATCCCTTCGACCCGAAGTGGACGTATGTAACCTTGCTGGCCAATGGCGAGCCGGTCTTTGATTCTACTCAGCCTGACTACCAAGACTTCGAGCTCCCTATCGACGATGAGCCCCGCTTGGTTTATCGCATCTTGCAGATGGCTGGCATGAGTATCCGCGAGGGAGATGTCTATCAGTACGCTAACGCCGAAGAACAACAGTAATGGCATACATCACAGAGTACCAGTACTACGAGAATAACGGTGCTGCACCGGAGGATGCCAACTGGGGTAGCTACCAGTACGTCTCATTGCAGGATATCGTCAACAACTTCCTGTTGATGTACAACGGAAACCACTCCCTTGTAAATAACGAGGAGCGGTACAAGGTCTTGTTCCACGCCAAGCGCGGTATCCAAGAGCTGAACTACGATGCCTTCAAGGAGATTAAAATCCTTGAGCTCAGCGTATGCGACCGCCTGCGGTTTGTCCTCCCTCCCGACTATGTCAACTGGGTGCGCATCTCATTGTATAAGGACGGGGTGCTGCGTCCCCTGACGGAGAATATCCAAACCAACTGGAGCTCGGCGTACCTGCAAGACAACAACTGCCGCATCTTGTTCGACGAGCAGGGTTCGGCCCTGCGTCCTCAGGACTCTACCATCGACTACGACCGCATCACGGGAACCAAGAAGAGCATCTACGTCAACGGCAACAGCCAGTTCGATGGGCAGCTTGGATACTGCTGCGACGGAGATTGGTATTTCGACTACGCCATCGGGGCTCGATACGGATTGAATACCGAGACGGCCAATGCCAACCCTACGTTCAGCATCGATAGGAAGGGCGGGGTCATCAACTTCAGCAGCGATATGGCTGACGAGCTGTGTATCGTAGAGTACGTCAGCGACGGTATGGAGGGCGGCGACAATACGGCTATCACGGTCAACAAGCTCTTCGAAGAATATATCTACGCGTACATCCAGTATGCTATCCTCGATGCCAAGCTGGGTGTGCAGGAGTATATCGTAAACCGAGCACGGCGAAAGAAGAACGCTCTGTTGCGCAATGCCAAGATTCGCATCAGCAATATCCATCCGGGTCGGTTGCTTATGAATATGCGTGGTCGCGACAAGTGGATTAAGTAATGGCAAATCTGGTAAGGAACTTCATCAAGGGGCGGATGAACAAGAGCGTCGACGAGCGCCTTGTCCCGCAAGGAGAGTATATCGATGCCCGCAATATCCGTATGGGTTCCACCGAGGACTCGGAGATTGGAGCGGTAGAAAACACCAAGGGCAATACGCGCCTGACCACATTGGTATACCCACCTACGGGTACGGCCCTGAGTGATAACGCCACCTGCCTTGGGGCGTATAGCGACGGAGCCAACGAGACTATGTACTGGTTCGTCCACGACCCGTCATTTGTTGACGGCGTGTACTCTGGCGT